GAGCGAGGCAAGTTGGCCGCGCTGCCGACTACTCGTCGCCGGCGTCGAGGTAGTGCGGCGACGGCGGGGTGGCGCTCAGCAACAGCATCTCGGCAGCGCTCGGAGGAAGCAGTCCTTGGCGTACCTTGGCTTTGAGGTATTGCGGGAGCTTCTCTGGCACGTAGACGCGCTGAAACCAGTCGCGGAAGTCTCCGAGGGCGGAGTTTGGATAGACCCACATCGGTTGCGGGTTTGAAGCGGCCTGCGGGAAGAAGTCCGGGTAGTTGTGATCGTGCCGAATGCGCGGAGAGTGCTGCTCTTCGAGAGCGTTCTCTTTCCAGCAGTCGCTCCAGGTCCTGCCGATGCTAATGTCGGGGACGGTTCGCTCATCCACTGGCAGGCCCGCACGCATGGCACTGACGACTAGGTGGGTGCTCTCGTTGAAGACGCAGAAGTAACCCGCGGGCGCGCCGACGAGCATGACCCGCGCGTGAAAGTGCTGCCACGCGGGCGACAGTCGGTTGAGCGGGTCGTAGCCGAGCGCGGTGTACACGAATGCGCGTAACCCGGCATGCATGAGCTTCCGGACGGCGTGCTTTGCTTGCTCCGTCGGCCGAGGCACCTCGAACGCGTAGTATGCGAGGAAGATCATGCAAACCTTCTCACCGTAGGCGTAAGTTGCTGGGCCCGGCGTATCGAGCACCTTGTACAGTTCCTCGATCCCTTCCTCCGCGAGCATCTGAGCGAGCCGCCCCGTTCGCTTGCCCTCCATCCACTCTGCCGACCGCTCGTAGATCGTGCTCTTCGCAGTGCCGCACAACCGCGCGAGACCCGCGCCCGTAAGGTACGCAGTGCCATCGCTGAGCACACCCATTTCAATACCGTTCACGTCTTTGGCAACTTCGACTCTCAGGGCCAGTTCGGTCTGCGTCATGAGCCTCCCAGGCGATCGAGGTAAGGTTGAGCGATTACAGCCGGTTGACTCCGTTTTGACGCGCTGAGGCGATCACCCCCCAACGCGCAGGATCGGTATCATCAACGGCTGCGGATGTAGGCCGCAATGCGCATAGACGGAGACTTGCTTACGCGCGGGGGAGCTGCGGCTCGCCGTCGCCCAGCAGCCCCAGCTGGTCCGGATGCGCAGGCTCCGCCCGTGGCGGGCGCGGTGCCGGCGGACGGCGCTTGCGCTCGCCCAGCCGCCTGAACGACAGGAACTGCACCCACTTCGCGTCGTCGGCCACGAGCCCAGGGCGCACCAACCCGAGCGCGGCCAGGGCGGCCAGGAAGCGGTACACGCGCAGGTCGTCGGGGTGCGGCGCGCGCTCGCGCAGCATGCCGGGGAACAGCCGGTAGAGCGCGCTCAGGCGCAGCCGGTGCGTACCCACGAGCTCGCCCGTGCGCGCCGCGTAGACCTCCACGGTGCCGTCCGCGCTGGCGTCGGTCACGAGGTAGCCGTAGCCGAGCACCCCGGGCTTGTCGCGCAACGCGCGGTGCAACCAGGCGTGCATGTCGATCACGGTGGGCTCGTGCTGCGGGACGTCGCGGGTGTCGTTGGGCATGGTAGGGCTCCTCGGTAGCGCGGGGTGGTGGGGGCGGGGCAAGGGACGGGCTAGCTTCAACGGGGCTGTTGCTTGGCTGGTGCGGCAGGCGCCATTGGAACCGGCACCGAGCCGCCCACCAGCTCAGCAAGCTCGATGGCGTGCAGGAGTGCGTCCGGGCCGCCCTTGCGGGCGCTGCGCGCGAGGGTGACGACGCGATCCTTGAGCACGGCATCGGCCAAGGCGGCGCACAGTTCGCGAGGCGCGGGGGCGTCCGGGGTAACCCCTTGTAGCAGTTTGTGTGACAGTTCTACTACGCCCATGCCGAAGACATGCCGCGGCGCTTGTAACCTCGCGGATTCACTGCGCGTTCTAACGTCTGTTAATCGCCGGGCCGCTGGTTCGAATCCAGCTTCCGGAGCCCATGATTCCCGATAGTTTTGAACAACCACCTCACACTCATCCGGCATATGTGCGGCATATGTGCGGTCGGATTCCACGCTCTGCGCGCGCGTTTGCCTCGACTCTTTGGTCACGTGCGCGTAGCGCTGTTGGGTGACTTTGATGTCGGTGTGGCCGAGGTGATCGCTGACTTCTTGGATGGACCACTTGGGGCCCCACGTACCTGACAGCAGGTGCGTCGCCGCGGTGTCGCGGTGGTCATGGAAGCGTCCCGGGTTTCGGACGCCGCAACGCCGCGGCCAGCCGAGGCGAGTGAGGTCCTTTTCCTTGTGATCGGCCCACCCCCAGTCGTACCCCTCGGCGTAGCGAACCTGGTTTTCGGGCTTGGTGGCGTCGGTGCGCTGGCGTGCTCGGCTGCGGTAGGCGTGTACGGCTTGAGCGGTGAGGGTGACGCCCTTGGCCTTGGCGCGTTCGACGACTTCGGCGGCGGTGAGTCGGTCCGGGCACGAAAGAACGAACGCGGCGCGCTCGCCTAGCGGCTGCTTGCTGCGCGGCCCGCGCGCGGAAGGGAACACGATTCCCGTGGCGGGTCGGCCTTGGCGCTCCCACCATGCGCGCAGCGCTCGCTCGGCCCGGGGGATCCATGCCTGCCAGCGAACCTTGCCCGTTTTGGTGCGGTTCCGGTTCCAGCTCTTGGCGATGGTCCACCCACGGTTGACCATGTCGCAGCGCTCCCAATCCATGCCCGCGAGTTCGCCCTGGCGCGGAGCTTGGTGGAGCTCGAGCGTGAACACCACGCGTTGCTCGAAGGGCATGTGCGGGCAGTTGGCGAGCGCCCGAATATCCGAGGCGATGATGCCCCGCTCTTGAGCGCAGAGCTTGCAGCTCAGCAGCAGCTCGATCTCCGCGGCGGTGCGGTAGTCGATCTTGCCCTCGGTGAGCGGCGCCTCGCCGTCGTCGTCTGCGTCCTGGCGGACGATCGAGACGGTGGCGATCGGGTTGTCCGCGATGAGCCCCTCGTGCTTGGCGGCTTCGAAACACTGCTTGGCGTGCGCGAGCACGCTGAGGGCGTGCGTGTGGCTGATGGGTTCACGCAACTCGACAAGGCTGCGCTTGCCGTCGCGGAGCACGCTGCGAAGCTTTCGAACTTTGGGCAACTCGGTGCGGAACCACTTGCAGACCTCGGGCGTCGACAGATCCGCGATCGCATCGTCCGCAAAGTCGGCGTTGCGCACCACGACGTTCCACGCGGTGGTGATGCTCTTGATCGAGCGACGACGCTGCTGACCCAGTAGCCACGCGTCCCCCCACTGTCTCAGGGTGGTGCCCACGACCTTGTCGCCCTGAGCGATGCGAGCAGCGGCCAGCATGCGTTCGGCGCCTTCGTAGTCGTTGGGCTCGAACATGCCCACGGGGATGTGCCCGCCTCTGCCGTCTGGCAGCCGAGCGCGCAGTCTGCCGTCGCGCTCGGCCGTGATCGCGCCAGTGCCGTAGCCACGACGCTCTCTCTTACGTTTTTTCTTCTTCGTGGTCATCGAACCTTCCGGCGGGCGAGCGCGCGACGCGCCGCCGCGATTTCGAACTCGGTGGGCTTGAGAGCTTGTGCCGCAGCGAGCGACTTCTGTGCAACGGATCGTTTGCTCTTGGCCGCGCTGCGCCGCTTCGCGCGGATCTCGCCGAGCAACTGCGCGAGCAGCACTTCGATCCGGGTGAGTCGTTCGGACGTCTCGACGTCCTCGGTTTCTGAGTCACGGTTCTCCGCCGCTCCCATCACCGCACCTCCCTGTCCCGCAGGTGGTCCAGCCCATCGGCCGCGTGGTCGAGAGACCCTGCGGCCTCGCGGTAGGCCTGGGCGACGTAGAGACACGCGTCGCGCATGTAGCCGCCCGTGTATGCGACGGCTATGCGCTTGGCGTCCTTGCGCAACTCGGCTGCGCGCTCCTTCAGCCACATCCGAGCCATGTCGCGCGGGTTCACGAGCGCACCTCGCTCGTGAACGCGATCACCCAGACCCATGGATTGTCAGCCCACGCGCAGCCCGGCCGCTTGCCGTTGATGCGTTGCCACAGCGCGGCGAACTCGAGAGCAGCCGCGCTGGCGTCTGCTGTGCACATCCGCGCGGTGTGGCTGCATACCTCGCAGCTGCAGCGCTCGATCGCAATGCCTTCTGCGATCGCGTCTTCGCCGCTGATGTCCTGCAGCCGCTCAGGGCGCACGGCGGTCACCGTCAGCGTGATCCGTGACGCGCGTCGCGGCATGAAGATCGACGGGCGCCAGTGGCCCGCCAGCGCCGGAGCAATCCTGCGCATACGCACCTCGTCGACCCGCTGCTCGTCGCTCAAATCGGCGCGGTACAGGTAGTCGCCGCTGTCCAGTACCTGGCACCACGTCTCGCGCACCCACAGCCGATCGCCCGGCTGCACGCGGGGGTAGACCCGGTGGCGAGACCCGTCTCTGCCAGCGACGCGCAAGTAAGGCCCTGAGTTGCCCGCGGGCGACGGCCCCGGGTCCACGAACACGTCGCCGAAGTCAAGGTTCGGCCACGCCTCGAGGATCTCGGGGTCGGTGGACATACAGACCGAGTCGCCGTTGACCAGGCAGTTGCGCGGGCTGACCACGCGGCGCGTCTGCGTCTTGCGACCGGCGAGGATTGCGCGAACCATCGGCGCCGAGAACAGGATGCCGTGCTCGCTCATCGCGCCCGCTCCTTGCGGTGACCGTTGGCTTGGGGGCAGTTCGAAAAGTGGCTGGTGTACCGCCGCAACGTCGGGTCAGGCTGCACCACGTGCGCGACACCGTTGAGCAGCTCGACGTTGCCGCCGAGCTCCATGCGCGGGTTGAGCGGCATGCGCTCGCCCTTGGCGGTGCTTACCCAGATGAGGGGCTGGCGACACGACTTGCACTCGCTCACGGCTTCACCTCGGGATAGGCCAGGGCGGTGTTGAAAACCTCGCACTCCACGTCTGAGAGTTCGAGGGTGTCGTCCGCGTCGCCTTTCAGTACCTTGGCCAGTCCCCGCGCCACCCGCCGGGCTTCGTCGCGTTCGTTCTCCGCTTGATCGCCTCGCGCGCCGGCTACCGCCAGCAGCTCGCGCAGCTCGTCACGCTCGCAGCGCAGCCGGTAGACCGCGTTGAGCAGCCGCGACCAGCCACCACGCCCGTCGTCGGGTAGCTCGGGATAGAGCCGGTCGAGTTCCTCGTCGGTGTACGCGTAGGCCATCAGCACCACCTCGCGGCGGCGGCGACCGCCAGCCAGAACGGCACCACCAGCAGCACGCCGACGGTGCAGCCTGGCGGCCGGACCTCTTTGCGGTAAGGCTCGGTCATGGCGTTATCTCCGACTCCTCGTACGGCACGATGACGAAGCGGGCGCCCGTGCACCGGCGCGCCCCGCTGTAGGCGACGGCAGTCAGCACCGCGCCCATGCCCTCGCACTCCTCGCGGGTGCCAACGTGCAGCACCTGCTCTTCGGCTTCGCCTTCGGTGAAGTCGAGGACATAGCCGCACGCGAACCTGGCGGGCTCGGTCATGGCGCGAGTACCGACGTGGCGGCGAGCCAGCCGCGCAGCTCAGCCATGCCGTCAAAGCAGGGCAACCCAAGCCGCATAGCTTCCGCGCGCTCAGCCCGGGCGCCCGTCGAGCGCTCCCAGTCCTCGGTGTAGATCACCGCGTCGCAGCGGCGCATGAGCTCCATGGTGCCCTCGAGCCAAAACTTGTCAGGCGCCAGGCCGTCCATGTGGCTGGTGTTGCTGTGCGGGATCACGGGGTACGCGCCCGCGTGCACAACCTTGGCGCCGAGCGCGCGGGCGGCTTGGATGTTGAGCTCGACGTCGTAGGCGCAGGTGCCGCGGTAGGGGCCGGCGACGTAGACGAGCTTATAGGCCATGGCGCTTCTCCCGCTCGCGGTCGAGGTGCTCGTCGACGGCTCGGTCGATAGCACGCTCGCGGGCTGCGTCGTGCTCGGTGGCCGCCATGTCCTGCACGCATTGCCGGCACAGGGTGCCCTCGGGGTTGCCGGGGTTGGGGGCGGCGCACAGGTTGCAGCGTTTGGGCTCGGTCAGCATAGGTGCGCGAGCTCCTCGAGGCTGAGCACGAGCGGGTGGTCGTTGAGGTATGCGGCCGCCTCGTATTGGCAGCGATCGCAGCGCCCGCATGGAGCTTGCCCGTGGCCGCGCTCGCAGTCGGTCCTGCGCCTGGGCGAGTCGTCGGGGCGGCGGGTGAACTGCACGGGACGCTGGGACTGCGGACGGGGCTTGGTCACGGGGCTGTCTCCTGTGGTTCGGGTTACGATGCGAGTCGGTCGTAGCGATAGGTGAGTCCGTGCACGATGTTGTGAACCGAGCGCTGCGAGAGTCCGAAGCGCGCCGCGATGTCGCGCTGCGGCACGCGACGCGCGAGTAGTTCTCGAATCACGAGCACGTCCGCAGTGGTGAGCGTGCGCCGAGGGTGACGACACTTCCGGGCCAAGTCGTCCATGTTGGCGCGGTGCGACCCGGCGAACAGGTGCTCGGGTCGCACGCACAGTTTCACGTCGCAGTGGTGACAGACGAATAGTCCGTCTGGGATCGGGCCGTACGTGAGTTCGTACGCAACGCGGTGCGCGAGAGTTACGTGGCCACGGTGAAACGCCTGCCCGTACCCGTGATTGCCCGGCGGGCCGCTCCACGACCAACATGTCTGGCTCTTTACGACTCGTGCCCAGAAGCGATCCATTTGTCGAACGCTCCCGACGCTTAGAACGGGATTTCACTGTCGTCAGGCGGCTCGGCCTTGAGCGGCGGCTGCCGGCGCGGTGGCTGCGCGTTGGTGCGCGGCTGCTGGGCTGCGGGCGCTTGGCCCTTGGCTTGGCGGCGCGCGAGCACGGTGCCGCGCATGCGCTGCGCGAAGCTCGCGGCGTCAGCCGGCGCCATGCGGTTCTGCATGGCGATGCCGCCGGCGGCGTTCACCCAGCGGACGCGGGCGCGCAGCTCGCCTTGTTGGTCCTGCTCGTGTTCGATCACCAGGTACACTTCGTTGCGGTCGATGCCGGCGAGGTCGTTCAGGTCGTCGCCTTGCCAGCCGCAGTGCTCAAGCGACTCCAGCGTGCGCTCGGTAGTCTTCTCAGTGAAGTAGCCCCACCACGTAACGAACTGGCCCTGCGCTTCGCCTTCGAGGATTTGAAAGTTCACGGCGACCTGCTCGCCGCCCTTGCTGGTAGTGCCGAGCGCGGCTTCGGTCGCGCGTGCTTTGAACGTGCCTACGGGGATCATGAGTTCGTCTCCTGGATCTGAACGGTGGCTGCGAGATGATCTGCGATGCGGGCGAGCTCGGCGGCGTTGTCGCCCACTTTGCTGAGCGCGGCGGTAACACGGCTGCGGATGTCGTCGCTGGCGCGCTCGAGCAGCGCGGCGATCTTGGCTTTGAGCTGCGCGGGGTCGGCGGGACGGTGCGCGGCGACGGCTTCCGCGAACGCGAACCAGTCGAGCGGTAGCGTCTCGGGCAGGTCGTAGCGGTTCTTGGCGTCGAAGGCGGCGCGGCGTTGCGTGTGAAGCAACCGCGCGCCGGTTGAGATGCCCTTCACACGGCCGCTGTCGGTTTTGGTCGTGAGCGTCTCGTAGTTGCCGAATAGGACGCAGTCGGCCCACTGCTTGAGCAAGCCGCCAGCCTTGGCGTGGATCGCCATTTCGTGGCGGTCGTAGTCGCCGACGTCGTCGGGGTTCTTGAACGTCTTGACCCATGTGTGCGCGAGCACGATCACGTTCATGCCGCGCTGGTCGCGAGCGCGTTCGAGCTTGCTCAGCAACACACGCCATTGGTCGAGTGCAGCCGTGTACCCTCGACCATAATTGAACGATTCAATGTCCGGTTTCTTGGCCTCGGCACACACGTGCGCCCAGCACATGGGCTCTGCCCAATCCGCGGTGTCGAGTACCACGGTGCGGTACTCGTGCTCGGTCGCGGCAAGCTCGTCGACTGAATCGAGTATGTCGCGCCAGCTGCTGACATCGGGCATGCGCGCGACGTCGAGCTGCGCGGTGCCGTCCTCGGCGCCGAGGAAGATCGGCGACGGGGCTTTGCTTGCGAAGGTGCTCTTGCCGAGACCGTCTGTCGCGTACAGCACGACACGGATCGGCTTGTCGAGCCGGCCTTTGATGACGCCGGCCAAGCGGCTTGGGCGTGGGGTGGGTGGTGAGTTGATTTTCGGTACTGCTTGCATGTTGGTCTCCTCTTTCGACCTTCGGGTTTACTGGCTCACGGCAGCTGCGCCGCAAATTTCATTCGATCGGCAGCGGCGGTTGCGCTGGAGCGCCGATTGCTCACCTGCTGCGAGCGTGTCGCCCAGCGACAGTTGCTTGGCTCGTAGTTGCCGTCGTTGTTGATTCTGTCGAGCGACGTGCCCGGTGGTCGTGGGCCCATGTCACTGAGAAAGATCTCAAAGCTGCGCCATGCGTCGCAAACGGTGATTCCGCGCAGCCGGTAATCGAGCGCACGGCGGCCACTGCGTCCGTTGACACGAGCGTTCATTGCGGCCCATGAGACATATTCGCGCGAGCGCGGCCCCGTGACCTTGCGAGAGTGCCCGTGTTTGATGGCCGCAACCATCAACTCGCGACGCAGGCAACCGCATGACTCGGAGCCACCTCGCAGGAGGTTGCTCCCATTCACAAATCGCTCGGCGCCGCACTTGCAACGGCACCGCCACAGAGCGGTTCGATTGCGACGCTCGCCCAAGCCCAGCACTTGCCAGCGTCCGAACGTGCGACCAGTGAGATCCACAAGCAAACTTCCGGCACTTGGCATCAGGCGACCTCCGACAGTTCTTCGTGAACGTTGGCTGTCTTGCGATAGAGCGTCGTGTCATCAAGCGATGCCACGCTTGTACAAATCGGGAAGAAAGCGCATTCGCGGCCCCACCTAACGCACGCGTCAGGATTTCTCGGCCAGCGCTCGGCGACTTGTGCCTCGCGAATGAGTCGCGCCGTCTGCCACACGTCGAACGCGGCATCGCGCTCCTCGGCTTCGAGGCGCACCACGGTCCCGCGCTGGTAATAACGATCGGGCTCGGCTGCCACGGCGTCGACCAAGCGCGCGCGGAACTCTTCGGGCGTCTCGTCGTGCTCGCGCTGGTTGGCGTACAGGTGGCCCTGCTTGGTGAACTTGCGACACTCGAGCGGCGTGGCCTTTGCCGGGCGCAGGCCGGGCTTGCCGATCACGTCGTAGACGCAGCCGGCGACGTCGTAGCCCGCGGCCTTGGCGCCGGCGAAGTAGGTGCTGATTTGCGGATCGATCTGCAGCCGCTGCCAGTATTGCGAGCCCGCGCCGATGTCCTCGGCCGAGGTTTTATGCTCGACGATGTAGATCAAGCCGTCGCGCAAGTCGCGCACGATCACGTCCAGCTTGCCGGCCAGCTCATACGTACGGCTCGGGGCGCCCGTCGCCGGGTTGAGCAGCGGCGCGCGAAACTCGCGCTCGACAGCGATCATGGCAAGCGGCTCGTTGTGCCAGCGGGCGTCATAGCCTTGGAGGAGCACGCCCGCGCGCACGAGCTCGTACTCGTCCTCGGCGTGTGGCCCGACAGCATCGATCGCGGCGTCCAGCCGGCGTCCGTCGTCCGCAAGCCACCACGCCTCGAGGCCGACGTGAATGAGCGAGCCGAAGCGCAGCGCCTCGGACTTGCTCACCGAGCGGTAACCCAGCTCGTAGGCCAGGTGATGCTCACGCGCGCAGCGGCGGAAGGTGCGCACCTCGCTGTTGGTAAGCACGGGCAAGCGCACGCGTGCGGCGACGACGGCGTTGTTCATGAGCGGCTCTCCTGGGATTGGTCGCCTTCGTACTGCTCGAGCAGGTACGCGATCAGCGACAGTCGATCCTCGGCGGTGACGCCCTCGAGCTCGAGGAGCGCCCGGACCTCGGACGCGAGATGCGCGCACGCCCGAGCGCCCGTGCGGGCGAGTGATAGCGCCGCGGCGACGCGCGGGTCTTCGGTGGTGCCGGTCATGTGTAGATGCCTTTGAGCGTGTCGTTTTCGTCGAGCAGCGCTGCGTTCTCCGTCTCGAGCTCCTCAATGCGGCGGTCGCG